AAACATACCCTGTATTCGAAAAGCTTATTCCTCTTTGCCAAATATCAAAATTCCCATTTATAATATAATTTTTCCCAATTTTATTATTCAGATAGTTTTTGCTATAAACTTCTAAATTATCCCTAGATGTAGCAACATCATCCAAATCAGAAAGATTATTGGTTTTTATCAACCTCTCAGCTAGAGCATTATTGACATCAGTTCCAAAATTTGGATCAAGAGCGATATCATTATTAATTACCAAATTCACATTAGGAGAATTGGCAAAGCCAAGAATCATCCTAATATAAAGCCTCTTTCCTGATCCATCTGGTAAGTTTGGCTTAAAAGTTTCTGGATATTTACCTATGGCAAATAAATCACCATTTGAATCAAATATTCCAACTTCTCTAATATAAAATGGCCCGATAGTTTCATCCAAAACAGCTTCAACAATCAGTTGATTTGTATTATTTTCATCAACGACTACATGGGTAAGAGTTACTCTGTGAACTTCATTTGCCAGAGCTGTTTCACTACCATCTGGATCGTAATAAGTACCATTGCTATCGCCGACTGCCATTTCAGTTAGGTCAATAGCTGTGCCACCAGGTTCATTACTGGCAGCTTCTTTTATCAAACCCTGATTGGTTACTAAGCTAAAATAATCTTGAGGCATTACACTAACGGATTAATTGTTGTAATTTCTTTTGAGATAAAAAATGTGCCGATCATTGGCATCACTGATCTATTTTCTATTAAATCATCTTCATCATAAATAACTGCATCTATGCTGGTCACTTCTTTTGAGATAAAAAAAGTTGCTAAATTATTAACTGCATTTCCTGAAGCTAGGTAGGCTTTAAAGCTTTCTAAATATGATCTGACATTTTTGGTGCTTTGAATAACCTTACTAATTTCTGGCAAAATATTTATATCAAAACCAGCATAAGGAATGTCAAAATAAACCTTAAAATGATATGGATCACCACCATATTCAAACCACTCTTCAATCTTGATATCAACGAAATTAAAAGCAGATAAAGCTTTCTTTAAAGCCCCAATTGTGCCTTTTTGCCTATGAAGAGTAACGCTTGTTTTAATGATATTTCTTTTAATATCTATTTCCCAATTATCACTCCAATCATCAACTGATAAAGACCAAGCAAGAAATGGTAGGACATTTTCTGGAGCTAAATCACCATTAAAAACATATTTATTTTTTGCTTCTAACTCAATGATTTTACATCCAGTTTTTTCTAAATTTTTTAGTAATTTACTGGCATTAATCGGTAATAAAGATTTATTATTTTCATTAGCCATCTGTAATCACGGATATAGAAATATTATTGCAATATGGAGCCTGCGTATCACTTGCTAAAACATCAGCAATTGGTGAAGTTAGCTCTACTTTTTTGACCCCATCAACATGTAAAGCATCATAAATTCCTGATAGTGATGCCACTTTACCAACAGCATGTCTTTCACTAATAAAATTATTCAAATCATTATTAGCTTCCGTTTCAATGACTGTTGATGATGGACCAGGATAAACAGTGATAATTGCTTCAACGCTATAATTAACAATTGTTGCTCCTTGTACTGTTACTTGATCAGTAAGTGGGCGAATATCATCTTCATTTAACTTTGCTGATACAGCGTCTATTAAATCTTGGCTTGCAGTTCCATCACCAATATTAGAAAGAATTGTCACCAATACTTCTCCAGGATTTGGTGATGTAGCAGAAATTGACTTTACCTCATTTGATGCAGATAAAGCATGAAACATGTAACTGCCAATTGGCCCTGCGGTAGAAAAACCTTCCAAGGCAAGTTGTGTTCTTTCTCTTAATCTATCGTCAGTTTCGTCTGTTAAACGCTCAACTCCAAAAAATGCAGCTAAATTATCAAGATTACTTGAATTAGCAAAAGCCAACATATTTGCTTTTGCTGCCTCATTTATTCTTGCTCTGAGCAGCATTTCTCGATAAGCAACTACTTGCATTAAAATAATAGCAGGGTCACTTTCAAGCAGAGTGGTATAATTTGGATTTCGTGCTACAAAATCATTGATGTAATCAGTTAATAAGTTTTCAAAATCTAGTGTTTCAATTACATCTGGAGCAGGTAATTTTGATAAATCTATAGGGGTAAAATTGTTCATTGTTAAACATTTGTAATTTCAATATTTTCTAATGTTATTTTTTCACCTGATTTAAGGAATGAGCCTTCTAAATCGATAGTAATTTTTCCTTGATTAATTTCACCAACTACCACTTGATCAACTTCAAATCTAGGCTCCCAAATAAAGAGTGATTCAACAATATCGAGATAAATTTCTGCGATTAACTCACCGTTAATTGGTCTATCGATTTTATTAAAAAGATTAGAGCCATAATCTCTTCTCATTAACCTTGAGCCAATTGGTGTGGTTAAAATATTGGCAATCGATTGTTTTAAATGGTTAATTTCTGATATTTCTTTGCCATCATTAATATTCATGCCGATTTTACCTTACTTGAACCTGATATTATTGGCCACTGACCAGAAGAAGAGCCTGCAGAAATATCTACCAAATCTCCAATCCTAGCAACTCCTTGACCTCCAGTATCGCCAAGATCAATATCGCCTTTTAAAGTAATTTGTGATGCTTCAATATTAGCATTGCCTACAACCTTAATTGTGACATCTCCTTTTAGATCTAAATCCAAAGTTCCTGATGCTACATTAAACTTTATTTTTGAACCATCCTGATAGGTGATTGATTTTATATTTTGGTCAGAATCGCTGGCATTATTTTTGTATAAAGAAGGCAGAATTAACGCCTGACTTAAATCTCCTGATGGTGATAAAATAATTACTTGCTCATCAACTTCTGGTGGATTCCAACTATTATTGCTTCCACTATTAGAATTTGCCCAAGGTAAAAAATCAGTTTCCAATGCACCAATTTTTACTCTAGCTTTAGCTGTCTGAACATTAATCTCAAAAATAGTACCAATTCTAATAATATTTGAGAGCCTTTTAGCAAGATCAGAAAGTGCATAACCATCTTGCTCATCAAATATCATTTTTCTTAAGTTTCTTATCAGATTTATTTTCTTTTGGAGCTTCGGGAATTTTACGAGCTCTAATTGCTTTTCCTGTTGTTAAAAGAGGAATCGCTTCCTTTTCTTCAATCTCAATAATCTGATCTTTTTTATATTTTGTGTGATTTGAAATAATCTGTATTTTAATTTTATTGCTCATAGGTTGCTTTCAATTTCTGTTATTGGAGTTCCGCTATTATCTGGTTGTTTTACTTCAGTTCGATAAATCACTGAATATGTTAATCTGACTGCTCCATAAATTTTACTGCCCTCAATAGAGTAATCGATCTCAGTTGATTTTAGCTTTATTAAATCAGCTTTTCTGGTTTCAATTTCAAATCCATCCAAAGCAGATTCAATTTGCTCTGCTATATCATCTAATTTTTGATCAAATTCATCGCTGGCGATAATAACTGCTTCAATGGCAATTTCTAAATCTCTTTTAAGCGGTGCATAGCCATCAATATTATATTGATCTTCAAGGATGTTTTCCTGTTTGGAATAAACCAATATTGCTGGTAAAAATTGATCAAAAAGAGGCTTTGCTCTATTACCATAAACATTACTTCCAGCATCAGTTTTATCCTTTAGCTGATTAATTATAGTATCTCTAATTATTTGCCTCTTGTGACTCATGCAAAATTAGTTTTTTACTTCCTGGAATATGAGTTTGAACATCAATTATCTGATAATCTTTGCCATCAATTTCGATCTTATCTCCTTGATTAATTTTCGGATAATAAGCAGGTAGGTCAGCATTTCTGACAAAGATTGCAATTTCATTTGAGCTAATATCAGCTTCAGTTGCTTTATTGCTTACCTCTTGATAATTTTCATGGAAATCACCATTAATTTCAAAAGGTGCAAATTGATCATTAGCAGGAGTAATAATTGCAATATTGCCAAAAATCTGAATTGATGGCTTATTTACAAAACCATCAAAATCAAACATTTAGCAGATTGTTTATGTCATTATTATCGACAATTGCTTCATCAGAATTTTCAGGTAAATCAATTATTTCATTAGAATCACCATCTGCCTTTTTATCATCTTTTTTAGCATCATTTTTGCTCTGATTTTTAGAAGATGATTTTTTATTATTGGCAGATTTTTGATTCTTATCATCATCTTTGCTTTTCTTATCTTCTGATAGATCAGTTAGATTATTCAGTAAAGATTTTGAAACATTACCAGATACAATAACAATCTCTTCACCTTGCTTAAATTGCACTGGCTCAAGAACTATATAAATATCCTTTGATTTTTGCTTTAATGAAGATTGCCTAATGCTGGCTTGAGAGCTAGAAAGCTTTAAAACTATTCCAACTCCCAAAATTGCAATATGACCTGTTACTTTATATTTTGTACTCATTGCTTTTTCTTAATTATGATTTAATCATTTGAGTAAGGCATGCATGTTGCCAGAAGCCATAACCAACATTTCTCCAGGTATCGACACCATACCAATGTTTATCATGCTTAAATTCTAATTCAGAACCTTCGGCAATTGCCTTTAGTTGTACATTCTTTTCTTCTTGTCGGATAAATGGTTTAACTGAACTATCAGTTCTAAAGATAGCAAATTTATCAGACCAACCAAGTCTCGGATTTTGTGCTATGGAGATATCCACTTCATCCAAAACTTTTACCATATTAGTTGATCCGCCAACAGTTAGCGGAACAGCGATAGCAGACTTTGCCAAATACCACAGACTTGTTGGAACTACCACCAAAAACTTACTGGCATTTTCATTCATCGGCTCACCTTGATCATCTTTAAATGAAAGGATTTGCTGAATAGTTTTTAGAATTGCTAAGCGAAGTGCTGCTTCACTAGGATTTGCAACATCACCAACTGCACCACCATCAATTTGATTAGCAAATGCAGTTAAATCGACTTGGATTTTATTGCTTTGAACAGGGCTGTTTCCATCCTTATGGTCAGTATCAAAATAATATTGACCATCATAGCAAACTGTGCTTTCACCATTGATTATAAGCTTGGAAAGTAATTGAGCCCAATGTGAATTCGTTCTATCAGCTAATTCATTAATTCTAACCTCAATTTGACCAGTTTTATCACGCCTTAAATCAACTAAAGGAATTTCTAAAGTTGCTTCAAAGTGCTTATTCTCTATTGTGAGGCCATTAGTGGTAAAGCCTTTTGCCTGTCTGCCACCAACCCAGTTTCTCATAACTGGAACTTGACCTAGCCATTTATAGGTTTCTGATTCTTGATCAGAGGTAAAATAATTTGAGACTGCCTCAACCCAAGCCATGCCTGATTTTTGATTTAATCTCTTGTAATAACGGCCAATAATAGCCCTTGATGATAATTCTGCTAAACTCATGATATTTTCTTTAAATTGATTTTTATTAGATTAAGCTGGGGTCACTCTTGCTGCGTCAAAATCAACGATGACTTCATCGCCTAATTGATGCCTGATAATTTGACCGATATAAACTGATGAGGTATTAGATAGGGTAAATGTATTATTATCAGTAGCATAAATGCTTTTGCCAACATCAGTTAAGGCAGCACCACTTAATTCCAAAGTGACATTTCCTCTTCTTTTGACTCTGATATTTTTTTCACCATCAGAAGAGTTGGTTGCGTCAATATTATCTTCAGCAAATCCCAAGAATTTATCGGAGGCTTGCAAATCCCTGACATAACCAGAAGCAACTTCTAAACCGACAGCCGCACCTTGATAAATTAATTCACCACCAAGAACAGGAAATTCATTGATATCTCCTAATTCGTACACTCTATTTGTATCTGTTGTTAATTTTGTCATGATTTTCCTTATTTATTGTTTGATAAAATTCTTACCTGACCGCTTTCATTTGCTTTGGCAAAGGCAAAATAAGCGTCAAAATCCTCACCAAATTCAGCTCGAATTTTAGCATTAGATTCCCATATTGATTTGGATCTGGTTTCAAGAGGTGCATCTTTTGGAATTTGCTTTTCTCCTGTATCAGATTTATCAATATTTGGTTCAATTTTAGGGATTTCTGCTTCTGCCTTTTTTGTATTAGCCAAATAATCTGAAGCTTTGTTTTTTTCTGCTGCGATGATTTTTAGAGCTAATTTTTCAGCAGTAATTGATCCGTCTTTTTTAGCTTCCTCAATTAAATCTTCATGACCAGGTAAAGCAGTGGCTTCAATTGCTAGAATTCGATCTCGCTCTTGCTTCTTGCCAGCTTCAATACCTTCATTGAAAGCTGATTTTTTAATATCTTCTGATACTTCCTGTATGATAGCTTTGGTAACATCAGGAAATTCTTTTTTTATGTAATCGGCAGTTATTTCCTTTTTGGAAATACCTGCATTAATTTCTTTATTTTGTTCTTTAGACATAATCTGATTATTTATTGTTATTGATTGATTTTGTTGATTGAGTAGACCCAAAACTTCCTCATAAGTTCCAAGTGCGTCAGCCATATTTCGTTTAACTGCTTCTTTGCCAATCACTACGCCGCCACCTCCAAAATCGGCTTTGATAATTTCTGGTGTAATAGATCGATATTTGGCAATTGATTCAATGAAAGTAGATTCAAGGTCATCAAGTTCTCGTCTTATCTCTGCCAAGCCTTCCTTGGTTTTGGGATCGGGTCGCTTTAGATTGGCATTACTTGAAACGATCTCGATATTTTTATAGCCGTCCATATCAGGTTGCTCTTGAACTGGAATTGTTGTTACAACTCCAATTGATCCAACCAATGCAGATGGATTAACAAATATCTTCTCAGTGGCACTTGCTAACCAATAAGCGGCTGATGATCCATTCCGTCCAATATAGGAATAGATTGGCTTTTTTGATCTTCCTTTAAAAATCATCTCAGCCATTTCAAATGGGCCAACTGCAACACCACCAGGCGAATCAATATCCAATAAAATCGATGTAACCTCGTTGCTATTTAAGGCTTCATTAAAATCTTTAGCTAAATTTTCCAATGAAGTTCCGCCAGCAAATAAGCTAAAAAGAGTTGTTCTGGCTGTTATTACTCCGTGAATTGGAATAATTGCCGTGCCATCTCTAATTGAAACCGATCTGCTGTTATTTAGTGGCTTCTCTGATCTGGTAGATAGTGACTCCTTCGATATCGCTTTCAAATAATCAGGTTCAATCGCCCAATATTTACCTATTTTAAAAAGGTCATTCATCTGTTTTTTCTAAATTGATATTTTCTTGTTTCGCTTGATTGCTAATGCCAGCTTCTTGCTTTAAGGAATGTTCCTTTAAAATTTGCGGATATTTTCTTTCCCAATCGCCACCAGTTAAAATAGCAGTTTCTTCAGCTAGTGTTGAAATACCCATATTAACACGAAGCTCTGCTGCTTTAACTTCTTTTAGTTGATCAATTTGACCTCTTGGCGGGCCAATCCACTGCGCTCCTAAATAAGCATTTTTGATTAATTCATTATTAAAAAATCCTGGCGCCTTAAGTAATCCTTTAGCAATAGCTTCACTGATCACCATTTCATAGACTGGCTGGCAAAGTTGTATGGCGAGCCAACTTCTTCTACTTGAGAAAAACTTCCATGCTTCAACCAATGCTGCTTGAGCTGCTGAGTAACTTGCTGTAAAATGTTTAATTAAAATCTCAAATGGCAGCTCTAAAGCTACGCCAACTTGCCTTAATATCGCCTGCACAAAAGGATCAAATGCTTGATTTGGTCTTTTAGGATCAGCAATTTCAATATTTTCATTAGGTTGCAAATCAAGAATTGCACCTGGCGCTAATTTATAATCTCCATCATTTCTCGAACCTCCCACTTCATCTAGTGGTGTCATTGGTGCTAAACCTTCCTCATCTTCTGACTTAACAAAAACAGTAAACATAGCAGATATTACTGCCGACATGATTTCTGCTTCAGTATAGCGATCTAATTGTTTTAGACTTTCAATAACTGGTGCTAAATAAGGAACTCCTCTTGTAAGTCCTGGCCTTATTCTATTAAAAATATGAAATACCTGTCTATTATCATATTTATCAAAGGCAGGGATTTTTACATATTTTTTGCTTTTCTCCGATTGGTAATCATCTTGATGCTGATTACAGACATGATAAGCAATCGGCGCTCCATTTTTATCAACTTCAACACCAGCAATTAGCTTTTCTGTATTAGTTTTATAATCAGGATTAGAAACTCGATCTGCTTCAACTAATTGTAAGCTAAGATCAATTAACTTATTTGATCTAGGAACAGTTCTTTTAATAATAAAAATATCGCCACTTTCTAAAACTGATCTTAAAATCAGATTTTGAATTTCAGAAAATGTTTGGCTTCTTGTAATATCGCAGTCAGTATTTTCTGCCCAATTTCTAAAAATTCGCTCAGCATTTCTTTCAAATTTATCAAATTCAGATTCATCTTTAAAAAATGGCTTTAAAACTTCTCGATCAATATGGGACTGAACTTTTAAGCCAGTACCAACGACATTGGTCACAACTGTATTTATAGCTCCACAGGCAAGAGGTGCATTTCTAATTAAATCACGAGATCTTTCTCGAAGAGCTGGTAAATCAGGCAATGTAACATTATCAGCAGATCCATCAGTTATATCCCAACTTTTGGTTTGTCTACGATCACGCCTTGCTCCAACATATCCTCCAGCAATAGAAAGTCTGGCTCTGGCTTCTAATCTTTTTAGACCTTTTTCAGGGCTAAAATAAGATATGGTTTTATCTAGCCAGTTATCAGAAATTCTTAATTTTTTACTCATGTTGGAGTTATTCCTCTTATTCTAATTCCGCCTCGTTTTTGTCTTTTAATTTGAACCAAAAGTCTCTTTTCTCGTTGCTCTAAAATTGCCAAATCTGCCTTTTTAACTCTTTGGCCATTATAGCTTGCTTCCTGAGCATTAGTTAAAACATCAGATATGGCTTGCTGTACTTCTGTTAATTGTTCTTCTAAAGATTTCATGAGGCTAATTTATTCCTTTGCTTCGAACTCGTCTTGTTCGTAAAATTTTGCTAGTTTTTTGACTTTGAATATCAGGCTCAGATTCACGAAGAGGGATTTCTGCTAATTTGTGAGCAAGTTTGTTTAAATCTAATTTCCAATTTCTAACCAAACCTCTAAGTGCTGCAAAGGCATAAACTCTACAATCTAATCCTTCAGTTGCCTGACCTTCCTTCCTTGGTTGCCATGATCTAACTGGTCTACCTTTAACATATTTGGTTTTTACAACCTCAGAAGTTATTTGATTAAACCATTCTTGATCACTCTCTATTGGAAAATGCCAATAACCAGCTCCTGACTTTTCAATTCGAAGTC